GACTTCGAAGTTGATGATGTAACACAACAGTGTTTTACAGATTTCGGCTTCGAGCAAGATGTAACAGCAAACTTATACTATGCTCCAGGGTACGATACAGGACTACCAACATGGTATGCAACGAACTGGAAGCCATTGGTTTACGAAGCAAGCCAAGATGCACCTGTTACTAAGCCAATGGACGGCCAACTATGGTTCGATACTGGTTTTGAAGCAGACATTATGTACAACACTGGTCTAAAGTGGGAAGGCTACTTAACTGCATTCCCAGCAACTGACCCACTAGGTCCTACAATCAGTGCTACAATGCCAACTACACAACAAGACGGTGCAACTCCTCTTGCTAACGGTGATATTTGGATCGATACTAACAACCCAGACGAGTACGGTCGTAACATTTACGTATATGATGGTAGTGCATGGGCATTACAAGACGTAACTGATCACGATACACCAAGCGGTTGGATTTATCAAGATGCACGTTGGGCCACAACAGGTACAACAACAGTTAAGGCAGATATTACAGAGTTACTATCTAGTGACTATATCGACCCAGACTGTCCAGACCCAGCATTGTATCCAAAAGGTACACGCTTATTCAACACACGCCGTAGTTCTAACAACGTTAAGAAATACGTACAAGGTTATATCAATGTAAACGCCGACAACGAAGTTTATAATGGTGAATCTATGATGGACTATGCGGCAGACCGTTGGGTTACTGCAAGCCCTAACGATGTAGAAGGTGTAGGCCAATTCGGTCGTCTTGCACAGCGTAGCGTAGTTACAAAGGCTCTTAAGGCATTAATTACTGCTAACCAAGCAATTCGTGATACTGACACATTAAACTTCAACCTAGTTGCTACTCCAGGGTATCCTGAAGTTATTCAAAACATGGTTGCGTTTAACGTTGATATTGGTCAAACAGCATTTGTTGTTGGCGATACTCCGTTCCGTCTAGTTCCAACTGGAACTTCTCTAAGCGAGTATGGTAACAACACAGCCCTTGCTGAAGATAATAACGACAAAGCCGCTGTAACATATGACACAGGTTTAGCAATGTTCTACCCAAGTGGTTACACAAATGACAACTATGGTAACAACATTGTTGTTCCTCCAAGCCACATGATGCTACGCACAATCGTTAACAGCGATAACAAGAGTTACTTATGGTTTGCCCCAGCAGGTACACGTCGTGGTACAGTTGACAACGCTTCTAGCGTTGGATATGTTGACAACGGTGAATACAAGACAGTAAGTCTACACCAAGGTTTACGTGATGTAATGGCGGGTGTTAAGATTAACCCTATCGCTACATTACCAGGAGTTGGTTTAGTTAACATGGGACAATACACTCGCGCACAAAACGCAAGTGCTCAAGACCGCATTAACGTTAGTCGTTTAATTGCTTACTTACGTAGACAATTAGCAATTCTAGCAAAACCGTACTTGTTTGAACCTAACGATAGTCAAACACGTCATGAAGTTAAATCAGCAGTTGATGCTCTACTAACCGAGTTAGTAAGTCAACGTGCTCTATATGACTTCTTGGTTGTGTGCGATAGTACAAACAATACACCAGCAAGAATCGATCGTAGCGAACTATGGGTCGATATTGCTATTGAGCCAGTCAAGGCTGTGGAATTCATCTACATCCCATTACGTATAATGAACACTGGTGAAATCGCAGCCAGTATGAAATAAGGAGCATTAAATGCCAATCGCAAGTTTATCAAGATTTTCAGTTCCGCTAGATGTAGACCAAAGTTCCTCAAGCCAAGGTCTACTAATGCCGAAACTACAGTATCGCTTCCGCGTTACTTTAGTTGACTTCGGCGTAGGTGGCGCTCCGGCAACTGAATTAACAAAACAGGTTATGACCGTAGATCGTCCAAAGCCAAGTTTTGAAGAAGTTAAGTTAGATGTTTACAATAGCGTGGTCAAAATCGCTGGTAAGCCTAAGTTTGACGACATCAAACTAAAACTACGTGACGATATGACCAACTTAGTTACAAACAAAGTTGGCGAACAGATGCAGAAACAGTTTGACTTCTTTGAGCAAGCAAGTGCCGCATCTGGTCTAGACTATAAGTTTACCACATACATCGAAATTTTAGATGGTGGTAACGGTGCTTATACACCAATTCCTCTAGAAACATTTGAAGTACAAGGTTGCTGGATCAAGTCAGTCAGTTATGACGGCGGCGATTACAGCAAGAGCGATCAAATGGGTATTGAACTAACTATCTGTTACGACAATGCACTACAGACCGTAGGTATTAATGGTGGTCTAGTTGGATTAGGTCTACCAATTGGACGTACCGTAGGTACAACCGCTATCGGTAGTTAATCAAACCCTACTAACAAAGAAGCCCAGTTTATCTGGGCTTTTTTTGTGGTATAAATAATAATATGAGTACTGCCTTTACAAATTTTTTAAGTAATAACGGGAAGGGAACTAACTTCAAAAGTTATGCCCACGCCTCTGGTCTATATGTTGACGGAAACTTTGCAAGGGCACCTAAACTAGGGTTCTTATACTTTGTATCTTTTAACATTACACCCGGTGTAGTTATAGATCAGCAATGGCTAAATGCCGACGGAATTTATGATGCAGGAATGTTGGTTAAGAAAATCGACATGCCTAAGTTTAAGATTACTACAGAAACAATTAATCAGTATAATAGAAAAACAAACATACAGACTAAGTTAAACTATGAGCCTGTAAGTATCGAATTCCACGACGACAACAGCGAAATCACTAACGGACTATGGAAGAACTATTACAAGTATTATTATGTAGATAGTAACTACGGCGATGTTGACGGCGGCATTCATGCCTACGATGATACCAAATATAACCCCGAAGGAAAATTCTACGGGTTGAACAATTTCCAAGAAGAGCCGTTCTTTGATAGTATTGATATATTTGTATTACACCAAGGTAGGTTTACTCAGATTAGATTAGTTAATCCAATGGTGTCATCATGGGAACATGATACTGTTGATCAATCAATCGGTAATAAAGTTTTACAGAATAAAATGAGTTTGGTATATGAAGACGTTCTTTATTACCAAGGTGCTATTGTAGAAGGAACTGCTCCGGGAAGATTTGCGTCTAAGTATTATGACAAAGAACCTAGCCCATTACAAGTTGGATATAATCCGTATCCGCAACAGGCACCCGAACAGGTATTTGGACCAAAATGGACTCCTGCACCGAAGCCTGTTCCTACTTACCCAAGTCCTACTACTCCATTCTCCTCTAGCCAATTAAATAAAGCAGCCGCACAACAAGGCCCTACATATACAATGCCAAGACCATTAGGTGCAGGAACAATAGGATTAACATCAGGCCAGCGTCCTGGGGGATTCAGTATTGCAGGCCTTAACCTATGGTACGGTCATGGTGGACTACATGGTCGCGGTGTAATACAGGCAGGACCTCTCAGATTGGTTCTTAAGAAATAATGGCAATCTCAAACAATAATCTTCCATCTTCATCTAAGAATGCAACAGTGCAGGCATTTGATGCTTACTATGAAAAGCCGTTTGAAATAGACGCAAGTACATTTGGCATGATGAAGGGATTCTTTGAAAGTAAAGGGTTCGATAAATCATCTGCGGAGACAATTTCTATCTCCATTATGAAGCAGGCTAAGTTAGATGGATACAGTCCTTTAGCAGTATTAGATACTATGAAAGGTCTACAGGGCGTAGAACTAAGCGGAGTTGTAGGAGACATTATTAACTACAACAGATTTAAAACCAGTTACCTAGGACAATCTTCTGGGTTCAAACCTTTTGAGCCAGTAGCAAGAAATATTTTAACATGAGTTTAAAATTTGCCAAGGGTGCTTATAAAGTTAAAAACCCTGAAAAATATGTAGGTAGCAAAGACCCGATTTACCGTAGCGGTTGGGAGCATACGTTTATGATGTTCTGCGATAACAACCCTGCTATACAACAATGGGCCAGCGAGCCTGTTAGAATTCCCTACAGAGATCCCCTAACTGGCAAGCAGACAGTTTATGTTCCTGACTTTCTAATCACTTATGTTGACCGCAGACAAAAGAAGCACGTAGAACTAGTTGAAATTAAGCCTGCTAACCAACAACTAGCAGAAAAAGTTGGTAAAAATCCCTACAACCAAGCGCAGTATGTTAAGAACATGGCTAAATGGGAAGCCGCTAATGCGTGGTGCCGGAACCAGGGAATACAGTTTCGTATCATAAATGAAACAGATATTTTTCACAACCCTGGTAAAAAGAAATAAGTAATGGTATGACTAAGAAACTTGAAGAACTCTTAAACTTGCCACCTAGTGAAGAACCTTTGGTTACTAACGAAGAACAGTCTGCTGACCCACAGCAACCTGTGATTAGCCTAGAAGAAAAACTAGAAGAATTTGATAAAATTGCAGCCGCACTGCCTAGAGTAAAAGGACTCGGCGATATGGCTGATACAGAACTTGATGCTCTTGCTAGTAAAGCAGAACAAGCATATGATGACCTAATGGACTTAGGTATGAACGTAGAAGCACGTTATGGTGCTCGTATGTTCGAAGTAGCCGCACAAATGATGAATGCCGCCATTCAAGCAAAGTCTAACAAAATTGATAAAAAATTAAAAATGGTAGACCTGCAACTTAAGAAATTAGCCATTGATAAAAAGAATGGCGGTGGCGATAATACCGTTGAGGGCGAAGGTTACATTTTAACTGACCGTAACAGTATTTTAGAAAAACTTAAAAATCTAAATAATAATAAATGACCTCGGCGAGAAGTTACCCAGATACAGAAGCCTACCTAATAATATTTGCTGGGGGATCGGGCGGTAACTTTTTAGCATCCATATTGCACGACTTTTTATTTGATAAAGAAACCAATTCAGTTTCTGAATTCGGTAGCGCACACAACTCCTTTACTACAAATTACAGAATATCTAGAAGTTATCAGCAACACACGGATCACATCTACAATTATGTAGAAGTTATGGATACCGGTAAACCTGTAATACTCTACGACCATTTGGAACCAAATTGGGAAGAATTGTTTGAAATTTTTCCTAGATGTAAGGTCCTGTTTATAACACTAAATCCCAATGACTACGATAGGCTTAGAGGAAACTTCTTCTTCAAAGTTATAGCAGAAAATTACAAACCTGGAACTGAATCTGCGTGGGAATCTTACAAAGCAGAAAATGCTCCGTTGCTAGATAATATTGCCCATCCTAAGGAAATTACTCCCGAACTGTGTAAGCAGATCTTTCCTGTAGGCGCTAATTTTTTCAACAGAAGTATGTACGCTGAAGAAATTGTGTATCCAGAATCTTACGGTGTAACCGGCATCAAATTCTACGATCTCATGAACAATACAGGCGTTTTGCTCGACCAAATTGCCCAACTAACTAATCGCCCCTGCCCGCAATCTGCTGTAAATACATATAATCGTTATATGGATGCCCAGCAAAAACTAGCGGAAAAGTACATGCCGTGGGTGCTATAATATATTTGTTTGGAATAAATAATACACTATGAAAAACTTCAAAGAACACTTACAAGAAGGCTTACAGGCTAAGAAACGCGATTTCCGTGTTAAGATAGCCGGAGACTTTACCACCGAACAAGAGGCTAAGATGAAGACCATGTTAGACCGATTTAAAGTAGGTGCATTTAAAAAAGTAGGCACAACTCCTATTCAGCAACTTCCGCTAGACTTTCCACAAATTAAAAATTGTGAAGTAAGCATTTACGAAGTTACACTAGAGTATCCTGCAACACAATTTGAACTAACAGAATATCTATCACAAGGACTAGAAGTTAGCAAACAACGCTTAGTTGTTCGTCGTCCAGGTGAACCTCTAGAAGAATATCAACACGAAGAACCTGCACGTGAAGGCGCTTTGTTAAATGATCCAGATTATAAAGAAGCAGGTAATCCTCAGTTTGATGATTACTACGGTAGCAAGTATAACGCTAGTTTCCTTAAAGAACTAAACGACTTGTTAAAACTAGAACGCAAGGCTCGTGGTGAAGAAATTCCTACAGAAGCCGCGGCAAAGTTTAATACTGATGCACCAGTAAACGCAAACAGTATTCTTAAATTTATGGCACAGGACCTAAGGAAATAATTATGCAAATGATCGATGTAATGAAGCGTTTAGCCGAACTAGATGCTGGAAACCCAAGAGTAGTTAAAGAAAGTCAACAAGTTGAAGAGTGCGGCATTATGCCAATGGGCGGAATGGGTGACCATCATACTCCTGCCTCTATTAACATGACAGCAGATAGTGGCAATGAACTAACAGGTATGCTACGTGACATTATGCAACTTGCAGGTCTTAATAAAGTTGAACCAGAGCAGTTGGGTGTTGAACCTGAACCAATGAGTTTAATGCCCGAGCCAGTTGCTGCCGTTGGTCCTGCTATTGCAGAACCTCTAAGTGGCGCAGACAGTATGCGTTCTGTTTTAGATAAACTAAATCCAGAACCGGCAGGCGATGATCAAGGTGACGACTTAGGTCCTTTCCAACACGATAGTGGTGATGATGAGCCAGGTGACGAAGGTGGTGATGATGTAAGTATGGCCCACGGTGATGTTGACAACGATGGCGATCATGACATGGACGATCACGATGCAGAAGATGACGAAGAAGAAACTGATGAAGGCCAATACGATAACAGCCCTGCTGATCCAAATGGCGCAGAACCCTTTGATTCAAATCAGTTTGCTAATCAAGAAAACCAGCCCGGTGCTGGAGATGATAGCGGTGGCGAAAAACGTCAAAGCAATTTACCAAGTGCCGCATTTGAATCACTAATGAAAGAATATAAACAATTCATCGGCGAAGGCGATGAAGAAAAGCCAGGGAAAGAAGAAGACGAAGACGAAATGGAAGAAGGTATTGAAGATCGTTTAAAGGATCTAGATCCAAAGAACCCAGTTAACATTCCTGCTTATCAACGTAAGGCCGCAAGCGGTGACTCCGCTAGTGCCGCAAAAAATACTAGAGAAAGCGTTGAAACTGCTGACATTCTAAAGTTAGCAGGGTTGAAGTAATTTACACTTAACCAGAATAGCCCCTTCGGGGGCTATTTTTTTCATTAAATATAAGTATGGCAGCAGATAATAAATTAATCAAGACAGCACATACTACTCAGAAATTTACTGAGGAAGATATTGCGAACTTAATAAAATGTCAAGATCCTGTAACGGGTCCTGCATTTTTTCTTGACAATTATTTCTTTATTCAACATCCTACAAAAGGTAAGATCCAATATCAGGCATTTGGATATCAAAGGGAATTATTAAAGAGTTACAATGATCACCGCTTTAGCGTTAACATGCTTGGGCGCCAGATGGGAAAGACCACAACAGCCGTAGGCTATTTGCTATGGTACGCTATGTTCGTGCCCGATAGTACAATTCTTATCTCGGCGCACAAATACACAGGTGCCCAAGAAATTATGCAACGCTTGCGCTACGCATACGAAACATGCCCCGACTGGGTACGAGCAGGGGTTACAAGTTATAATAAACAAAGTATTGAATTTGATAACGGATCGCGTATCGTTGCACAGACAACTACAGAGACAACAGGTCGTGGTATGTCTGTATCACTACTATAT